CAACTCAACCAAATCATAATCCTTAATAATTCTAATCTGTGAGTCTGACTTCTCATCGTATCCGTCATCCCACTTATTCATTCGTCCACCAATAGAAAAACCAGTTAGAGTTCCGTCTAGAACTTTCTCCCATGTATCTTGTGCGCCTTTTGAAACATATGCAGAAACGAATACGCCCTTGTAAAACTTCTTTGTCTCTGGATCAAAATACTTATCTTCTTTAAAGTTAACCATCTTGCCAACTGCTAGTGGCTGGTGCATTTCTCTAATATTCCCACGAAATTTTGCGAAAGCATTCATAGATGCCTCAGATGTAACAATATCCATCTGCTTGTCAAGGTTGTCTAATGATGCAAAACCTGAAACGATACGACGCTCTTTGTCTACCTTATTAAAGGGCATTGAAAGACGAAGATTTTCCCCATCTGAATTCCAATGGGCCTTGGATATATTGCTCACCATTATATTATAAACCCCTTTTTATACATATATCACATATTGGACATATTGGACATTAAGGTGTTTGTCGTCCCTCTCCCTTTGGTGCTCTGCCAGCAACAGTTGAAGTGCTGTCAGAATTACTATTGGTTCTTTCGGCATCCCTAGATCTTGTAGTTCTTGCCTCGGCTGATGCTGCTGGACTTAGATCTAGAACTTCATCTCCGCCGTCTCTTTGTGGCATATCCAGAACGACTCTTGCTTCATTAGGAGTCATGATCTGATTCTTAACATATCTTTCAAGAATCTGAGACTGTGCAATTTCATCTGTTAGTGTTAATTCGTTAAATGTGAATTCAATAATATCTGTTTTTTCACGAATGATTTTGTTGATCATCTTCTCTAGTTGTCTTTGTGCTGGTCGTGCAACCTGTTCCTTAAAAGTACGATCCTGTGCAAGTGCTGCTGCTATAGATCCAGAATCGCCACCTCCAAGTTTAGACAGTGGCACCTGATGTGCTACTAGGATATCATCACGGTTTTGCTTACGATACTCTTTAAATGAGCCGTCCTGTATACCGTCTTCGATGGGCTCCATCTTAAATTCAACCTTGTTGTTTTCGCTATCACCTGGAAGTGGAATATATAGCGTTCTGTGCGATTGCCCCCTGAGACTTGTTTGCAAGAATCTAAACATCTTGTCTTCTGCATCTCCAGAAAGTTTTGCACCCTTTAACGTTACAACATAACGTGGTACTGCCTTATTTGCAAAGTAATCAATATTGTACTGTGAAGCAAGAGAGTCTCCATGTAGTGAGTTTATGGCCGACATAATGTCTGGCACTCCGTAGAATGTGTTTAGAGGTGAGTATTGCTTAAAGTGAATGATTTCATTTGGTCTAGCATCTGTGGTTAGTGGGTTTTGATTCTTTGCACCAAAGTTACGGAAGTAAACAATCTTATTTCCAATGATTTGAACATAGCCATCCTTGATTCTTCGTACTCGCATTGTTGTTGCTGGTATATGTCCAACGTATCCAATTTCTCCACGAGTTGTTCTTCCAATTTCTAAGTAGCCATTTCCTGTTGATTGAAGATCTGTATAAACCTTTTCCATTGTGGCTGTAAAAGAGTCGTCATCATTAAGAGACTCTAGCCAGTCACGCATCTCAATTTTTGCTCGTTCAATTCTCTTTCGTGCTTTCTGTGTTGCACTGTTGTCTTCTGAGGCTTCAAGTCTCATCATAGTTCTTGGAGAAACCTTAAACTCATATCCAAGCCCAACAATGTTTTCTACCTTTGCATCAATTGCTGCGTGGTTTGCAAATGATGTGTCATAGTAGTTTGCTAATTCATAAAGGTTCCATGGTGGTGTGATAACATCAAACATTCCATAGCCGTTTACATATACTAACCCTGGGTTTATTTCTTTTGATTGTGCTCCATCAATACCGCTTTTTCCAGCAAGTGCTGCAGTTGTATATTGTGTTGTTGGCTCAACCATCTTGGTTGCTGATCTGCTTATTCTTCTTTTAAAATTTGCTTCTAGTCCGTCAAGAGATTTTAAAGTATCCCAGTTGCCACTAAATGGATCAGACTTTGCAAACGTGTCGTCTTTTTTTGCTGCTTCATCAATTCTTGCGCCGATTTCATATTCATTATCTTGCATGATTAGTCCTCGTCTCCATATTTAGCAATTGTATCTTTTGCTGCTTGTACGGCACCTAGGTCATTAAGAGAAGGAATAAGTCCAGCCTTTAAGCGATCAACTTGCTCTGAATACTCTTCTTCTGTTACTCTGGTTAGACCTGGAACAAATACGCAAGTACCGTCTCCTGGATCTCCGTAATACATTGCGGTCTTTTTTAGTTCTGCAATTCTAGAAATGTCATTTTTGTCTGATGGGATGTTAAGAACTGAGCCATTGCCATCTGTAAACCACTTGCCGTTAGCCTTTTTATATACGTATAGGCCCCAGTCGTAATTCTTTTCAATTACCTGTCGTCTAACATTCTTTACAATTGGTTGACCAGTTTTTGGGTCTATTAGTGAATCCATATCCATAAGTATACCACATTACACTGGATCTTGTACGAACTGATTCCAATTTACATCTGTGAACACCGTATATGCGTACTCGCTAAAACGAACAGGCCTGTCATCATCTACAATTATCTTATTAGTTCCAGTATAACTCTTATAAATGTCTGATGGGTTTACACCATAGTAACTTGTTTCGGACAAAACAAGAACCTTATTCCAGTTAAATGAGCCAGTATTCCAAAATTCCCAGTCAAGCCCGTAGGAGCCAAGAACCTTGACTCTAAACCAAGGTCTTTCGGATACGTTCTGTACCTCTTGAAGGTTTGTAGACTGGTAGTAAGATATGCTGTTAAACAGTAGTGGACCTGTTAGTCTTACTGCCCCTTCAAAAAACGAAAAGTTCAAACTACTTGAAAAATTAATTCCAAGGAATGACCACTCTTGTAGAGTAAGAATTGGCTCTTTTACTACCTTTCCATTTAGGTAAAAACCAATGCCGTTCTGAATAAGGCCAGTCATTGCATCTATGGCATAGATCTTTGCTCTTCTTCCAGAGGGGTCGCAGGCAACCATGTAGAACTTAATGTACGAGTCTTTGCTTTGAACTTCAAATATCTGTGTTGGAGCATAAGGGAAATAGTCTCCATCAAACCTAACTGCCATTTGCATGGCTATGACCTTAAATCCTTCAGATCTACTTTCGTTTACTGGAACAACAAGGCCTCTATTTACAAGAGGATCATACTTTCCTTTTAGTTGAATTCCACTTGTCTTTGTTAGGTATAGGTAAGGTGATGAACCTGTATAGATTGAAAAAGGATTATTCTTTTTAAAGTTATAATAAATTCCAGTCTTAGTATATGGATATATAGATGTTCCAAATCTTGTTCCAATAGGGCTTGCATCGGATTCATTAAGTGCCTGAGATGAGTAGGTAAGTTTTTTAATTGCAACATTATTTGTTTGTGAATTTTTTACATTCATCTCTATGTGTGTAACAATTGATAAATCATTAAAGTCTACACCCGATGGTGGATATATTATCATATTGTCAACAACCTCATATTTTGTTGTCATCCAGTCATGCCCAGGAATAAGGACTCCGTTTCTTGAAGGCCTTTCTGTTTTTGTAAAATAAAAAGAAGTTTGGTTTGCGCCTAGTTCTGTATACTGAAAAGTTACATATGTCTTTACAACTGCACCATCTGTGTCATACCTGTAGTCTTTTGAAACTCTGTTTTTTAAATCTTCGTAATCGTTGTATCCTGTAAATAAATAATTATCAAGAGATGTGTAGGTTCTTTGAACTGGAACACCATATTCGCTTGCCAGTTCTGCATAGGTCCATGGCTGTGGGGTTGTTTCTATTGCAATAGTTTTTGATGGTATTGGATAGTCAATGTTAAACTGAATAAAGTCAAGATCAAAATACTGGTCACCTCTTTTATCAATAACAGATTCAGCAAAATATGTTAGTGGCAACTGGTCTTCCCAGTATGCATTTGCAGAAACTGTAAGTTTGTATGTATCAAAAATTGTTTCTGGCAAAATTGTATAACTTGCAACATGATCTAGCAGAGAGTCTTCTTCAAGAACTACAACTCCTCCGCCAGAGATTGCTCCGTTTACCGTATATGTTCCAATCGGATTCTGAATAGATGTAGTGTCCAATCCTCCATCTATATTTATTAACTGGTTATTTTGATAAACAGCAAAGAGGTCTTCGTTCCATATTGGTACACCAATTTCGTTAAATAGTGATCTAATTTTTTGGAAATTGTATGCGGTGCATAGACCAATATTGTATATTCTTCCAGTGAATGTCGATGTGCCATTCTTATCTCCGCCAATATACATTCTTAAATCTGATAAAGATCCAAAGAAATCTGATACGGGGTTTCCAAATCTTGAAACAAATGCTGGAATGTTTATACCGACATCAACAATTTCTCCTGGCTCTGCTGTCAAAGGAGAGTATAGAGTAGTATAAAAATCTAAAATACCAACTCCATTTATTCCTAATCCATAGGAATATTTTTCTTTAAACGTTCCATCTTGATTTTGAACAAGAGTTATCCATGGGGTCTCTATGGAAAACGAGTTAGAACTTATTATTTTAAAAATGTTTACATGATTATCTGACTTATTAAACTCTGTTTTTTCAAATTGCGTAACTAGTACTTTTGAATCTTCTGAAAGTTGATGAGGCATATTTGTTGTATACATCGTATTTACAATTCCAGTTGCTGTATTCATAAATGCTTTTGCTTCATTAATTTTTATATTATTGATGCCGTACTTGTAGTCAACTTTATATTGTTTTAGTTCTATTGAAAAGTAAGTGTTTGTATTTTCTTTTTCAATTCTAATTAATGTTTGAGCAGAAGTTGATGACTGTGGCAATTTAAAACAACCATAAAACGCAGATACTGGAGACTTCATAAAATCAAAGTTTTTAAAAAACAAATAGCCAGATACTGAGTTCCAGGATGTATTGGGTCTAAAAGAAAAGAAGTCTATTGTGTCTGATGACTGTGCTGTTTTGCAGTCTAAGAACAGTTCTTCTTCTGTACTTGATGATAAAACTATTTCTGGAAGTGGATGAGACAAGACAGAAAGAGATCTATTAGCAACAGACACGTTATCACTAAAGCCTTGTGTCCAAGAACCAATTTTTGGATAAGAATAATTTGATGTATAGTCCGCAAATGAGTAATCAATAAACACAGATGTTCCGCTGTATGATGTATTAATATTTTCTGGAATATCAACACCCTGACCAAAAACAAACCTTCTTTTTGCAACCGCTGTTGCCACTATGTAAGGATAAATTCCAACACAGTCAATTTCTATTGGATATATATCATCATAGGCATAAAAACCTATCCAGTCTTGATCCTTTCCATTTTCGTCCAGCATCGATGGAAGAGCAAGATCTTCTGTTCTATAGTTTAAAGAGATAACTTCTTGCCCATTTATGACAAGAGATGCAGTATCTTTTCCAACACGCACATGAAGTAGCATTGGCCTTGTCCATTCGCCGACATAGTATGCGCTATATTCATTTCCTATCTTTAATCCAATAGAAGGCCCATCTACATAAATTCCATCTTGCGATCCAAGTGGACCGATAATTCTTTTTCTGTCGTTACTATAAGAATTTATTCTTAGCCATGTTTCAAAAGTATACTGCTTAAATTTTCCAGACTCATTTAAAAATCCAACACCAGGAACTATTAAAGATGGGTTGTCTCCATTTGGATACATTGTTGTAAGACCAGATGTTCCATAAACAATTGGGATACCTGAATTTTTAGCCTTGAGCATGTTATCAGAAACTAGATAGTATGCGTCTAGTTCTTGCAATCCATAACATTTTGAAACTACTGCCTTTTGAGGTGCAATAGATATGCTAGAAGGAATATTTACTGGTTCAACTCCAAGAGATGTCGATGCAAACTCTTCTGACCACTGTCCAAGACTTATTCCATTTACCAGAAAAACATCTTCTGTTTCTGACCCACCAATAAAGTTTATCTTGAATACAAGCCTTAACTTTGAATCGTCTGGTGGTGTATCAAATGTTTCTGATATAAAAATCCAGTTGCTATTTATAACTGTGTCGTAATTTTTTAAGTGTCTGACTTCTTGCCCACTTGTAGTGTCTGTATACTGATAGCCAATCTCGAAACCAGCAACGTATGCACTTTCAGAATAAAAGTATCCGCCTACAGAAAATGTCCTGAGATATTCATTAAGGTCTTTTAGGTCCATAATGTCATTGCTTACTGCAATTATGGAAGCAGACTCAGCCTGTGTTGGAGTTGCAGTTATTTTACCTACATAACTATTGATAAAAGGCTCATCTACCGACTGGGTATAGTTCTCGTATGTACCGCCAACAATTGTCCAATTAGAAAGATTTCTTTTAGATTCTGTAAGCAAAGAGATATAGTCTGCTTTGTCATCCAATGCCCAAAGGCCAGTCGGATGCTCAGCAAAGACTTTTTCGGCATATAGATTTGATGGGCTAGACATTATAAGTCTATTTTACCACACGGCTACTTGATTTTTATCTCACAATAGTCTGTTGTGCAGTACATCTCTCCTTGAGCCTCAAGATTTTCTGCTCCATCATAAATAGCAGCAAAATCAATGTGCTTTAACTTACCAACATATGACTCATATTCTTCTTCAGTGATCTGAGTATATGGCTGCTGAGGATAAACAGTATTTCCCATTGGAAGGAATGATACTGCCTTTAGTTGTCCCTCGTACATATGAAGTGCTGGAACAACATGCTTTGACTCTGTTTCCTTGTCAAATGAAAGTGTTACAGAAACACCATTATCAGACCAGTACTTCTGAGCAGTTGCAGCAAGAGCAATCTTTTCAAATAGTGTTACATCCTTTTCAGATCTTGGGTGACCTGACTTGATTGGGAAGTAAACTACTGATGTATTTGCTGACACTACGTCATCTTCAATTGTGTACCCTGCTGCTTTGAACAAATGCATCATTGGATCTGTGTTTCCAAATCGAACTGCACGAAGGAAGAAGTTTCCTCCAGGTCCCCAGTGAACTCCAGGAGTTGCACCAGAAAGAATTGAAACCGATCCTGATGGCTTAACTGTTGTTACACGAATTGATTCACGAACACAGAGCCATTCTGAATACTGATGGTCATAGTGACGGATCTTGTTGTATCCTTCATCCATCCACTCACGAACAATTGGCAAACCCTTTTGATCTGCAAACGATGCAATACCTGTAAGAGATGTACCAATGCGACGGTTGCGTTGCATGATACCGTTTGTTTGTGGCCAATGCGTTGGAACAAGTGTTACAGTCTTTCCATATAGGTATGCAAACTTCAGGGTACGCAGGAAGTCCTCCTTAGACTCATGACGATTCAAGTGCACTTCTACAAGTGTACATAGTTCGTATGATTCTAATGGCTGCTCCGCACATGGGTTAAATCCCATCACACGATAATCCTTACCGTCTGGCGCATCCTTTAGTCGTCCATAATTACGAGCAACATCAAGCCAGATAAAACCTGGTTCTCCGTTTTCTGTAATTAAATCTACATAGTCTTCGTACTTTGTTCCTACTTCTGCTGAAATAGAATTGTTAGACATCCAAGCCCAACCTGGATTTTCTGGATCAAATGAGTTGCGTTCTGGGAACATCTCTGAGTTCTTTAGATTCATGAATGTGTCGTCTCCTGCAGTACCCAAAGCAAGTGTTGCGGATCTGCGGACATTGCCTGATACAACACAGGTACCAATAAGGTTTACAAGGTCCACGATGGCACGAGAGTCTAGTGTTTCTCCGCCTCTGGAGCCGATTACACGGTCTATCTGGTCATGCAACTTGATAAGAGGTGCAGGTCCTGATGCAACGCCTCCAAAGCCCTTGATAGGTGCTCCAAGAGGTCTGATCAAATCATAGTTAAACTTCTGAATACTCTGGTTTGGTCTTAGGTAAGAGTTGATAAGTAGTCGCACTGACTCTACCCAGCCTTCACGAGTGTCTGGAATTTCGAACACCTGTTCTGGTTCTGTTGGGGTATAGATTGAGAAATTCTTATCCTGTCCCACTGTATCAAACCCTACACCAATGCCAAGCATAAGGGCATCCATAACCCAAGCAAATAATGCTCCTGGATCATTCTTGTCAAGATCCTTTGTTGAAACCATTGCACAGTTTTGTAGTGCTGCTGAGTTCTTCTTCTCCATAGTCATAGGAGTTCCGAATGCCCACATACCTCGTCCTGGTGGAGTCCACTTCAATTCAAACATTCTCTGGAATGCTTCTTGTGCTGACTTCTGAGCCTTGTAATCATTCCATGGCAAACGGTTCTCTTTAGCATGGTTCTTCTGTACTGAATACATACCCTCGATTACACGACGACATACTTCATGCCATCTTTCCTTAGTTCCATCTTCTTTCATGCGAGAATACGTACGAATAAAAGTAATCTCTCCAAGTGAATTTTCTGCTGCATCCTTAAACCCAAATGGGCTTTCTTGGCTCTTGTACTTTTCTACGAAGTCCTCTGGAAGTTTAAAACTAAAAAAATCTGACATAATATGTATCGTCCTTTCAAAAACGGAATAGTGTTAAGTATAGCAGAGTTTTATAAAAAGTAAAACTCTACCTAAATGTATTGTTGAGAGTTATGGAAAAATTAAATCAGTAATGAATTAATGAATCCAGTGTTGCGGAACCATAATCTTTTCACCGCTTTTAACCAAGTGTGCGGTGTGATGATATGGTGGTGATGGTGGAAATACAATAATACTTCCTGCCTTTGGCTTTACTGCAAAAGTATAATTTTTATTTTGTTCTGCTTTTGCAAAGTCTGGGTCTGGACTAGAGTTTTGTAAAACACCGTCTGGTGATGCAATGGTAAAAGATATTTCCCCACCTTCATAGTCATCATTAAGGTACATTACAAAAGAAACCTTTAGTCTCTCGTCTCCTTCTTGCTGATCAAAGTGTGCACCCATGTATGTTCCTGGCTGATACTTCTTGATAGGATACTGTGGAAACAGTTTCGGTTCATCTGTTATTCCTTGAGCCTTTGCATAATCTCTTGCTACATCATCAAATGCTTTTTGTAAAGTATTGTAGATGTACTTATCGTTTTCATTTGCATCTGCTGCTAAAGCAATAGTCTTATCTGTTCCGTAGACATAGTGCTGACCACTACATGCCATCCATTCGCCCCATGGGTCCTTGTTATCATTTTCAATTGCGTCTACAAGTTTCTTTGGGTCTTCAATTACGTCTGTGTAATAATAAACCTTTTCTTCAAGTATTTCTTTGTTCATTTTGTATCTCCTTTAGTATTTATTATTCTCATACCAGCCTCTGACCTTGATAAAGCCAACAGTCACATATCTGATTGGGCTGTCTTTGCCTACAGGTCTTACTCCGTGTTCGTATTCTTCAGTCCCTGGAAAAATAAGCAATGTCTTTGGGTTTGGTCTTAAATCAGATCCTGGCTTATTTTCAAAGAACAAAGTTCCTTCTTTATAATCGTCATTGATGTATAGGATAGCAGCATATCTTATGGATGGATCAGTATGCTGGTCTGTGTGAGACTTCAATTCAACACCATGCTGCATTCTTTGTAAAGTTCCAAACCCAGCAAGTTCTAAAGATGGATCAGATAGTTGAATTAGATCTCCAAGTCTTCTCTGCAAAGTAACAGTAATTGGCTCATGAACAATGTTAAGATTTTTATCTTGCCAACCCTGAGTGATCTCAAACTTTCCTTCAGCAACAAGATTGTCTACATCATCTCTGCCAAATTTTTCCATACAGAATCTTGCTAGGTTCTTCGTATACTCAATGCCCCAGTCTTCTTCTGTAGCATTATTAATGATTCCCCAAATTGTTTCTAATTCTTCGTCCGATATAAAGTTTTTAATGGCCAGGATGTCTCCGTGCAAAACCTCTATATCATAATTGGCATCTGTAAACTCTTTTTCTAGAAAAATTCCCATGCTAGTTATCTCCAACCTTATACTTATTGTTATTCATGTCTATCTTGTATCCTTCTTTGAGCAACTCTTGCCATTGCGCTCTTTCAATTTCCTGCTTGGCTCTAGTCTCTCGCATTTCTTCTGCCCAAGCATCTCTTAACTCTTGTGGATAGTCAGACTCTTCTCTATCGTCCCAAAAAGATCCAATAGTGTATCTTACTCCACTTTCTATTAGTGATACTTCGTGCATATTGTTAAATCCCCCGTCAAATACGGCAAGCATGCCAACCTGTGGCTTAATTTCGATATTTTGATCTGGAAACCTCAATAGTCCACCCTCAAAGTTATCGTTTAAGTATAAAAACCCTGCATATCTGCTTCTAGTAAATGCTCCAGCGTTTCCTTCATGATCCGTGTTGTCAGAATGAATTCTTGCATAGGCTCCTGGCTCCCACTTTTGTGTGTGGTACCCAATCTTAGATATAATCTTTGGATCAAGATCGTGAACTGATGCTATTGCCTCTGGCATCATTTTTTCAATGTCTGAAAAGATTGTTGGTACAAGGCCAGCATCTAATACTTCTTGATCATTGTCTTGTGGAAGGACGGATGAATATGACTCATAAAAAGATATTGGCATCCACGATATTTTTCCATTTGCTGCCTGTGCATCTAAAGCATTAATCATCTTAGCGCACTCTTCACTGCTAACAAAATTTTCATAAACAACAATGTCTTTTGTAATTCTTTTTTTATTGTTTAAGTTCATGGCTTTCTGTCTCCTGTGTGCTCTGTAATCTCCCAGAAGAATGGACATGTATATCTAATACCACTTTTAATTTCTGTTACTCCGTGAATATAATTCATATCCCCTGGGAAAAAGTAAGCAGCACCCTTTTTTGGCTTAAACTTAACACCTTGTTTTGGAAAGTATAACTCTCCACCTTCGTAATCCTCATTTAAATAAAAAAGGCTCGATAGGTCATAGTTTGGAAAATCATTTGGAAGACCTGCATCAGGTCCTTCGTGCAGTTCTTTGTCTGCATGAGGGTTTTGAAATTGTCCTGGAAGCCACCTAACAATAGTTGTTCCAGTGGGCGTAACTTTTACTTTATAAAACTCTTCAACAATTGGCTTTAGTCTTTGGAATAATCCTGCAATTACTGGTGCAATAGTTGGGTCATTTTTATCTAAAGATGGGCTGGTGCAAACTCTGTCTTTCCAGTAGTCTGAATCATAAACAATAGTTCCATTTTCATTTACATGTGTTTCTGTTACATCCCAGATAGTTAAAGACTTTGCAGCCTTTTCTAAAAAAACTATCTCTTCTTCTGTCATAAAGTTTTCTAACTCTACGATCATGTCTTTGCTATCTCCGAACCAGCCCGAAGGTGTCATTGATGGCTTTCTAACGACAACAGAAGAGTTTGTTATTTCCATATCTTGATTATATCATAGAGTTTAAACTCTACAATTCCCTTTCTATTTCTAATTGCTTTAAGAATCTTTCTGGATCAAATCTCCAATTATCTTTTGCAAATGATTTGACAATCTTAATACAGACATCTTCATAGTCATTTTTATCTAACTTGTCCTTAAGAGGGTGAAGCGCCTCAATAGTATCAATATAGTTCTGTCTAACAAAAGATGGGTCTCCAGCGTGGTTTCTTTTTAAAACCTTTGTCAGAGTATTTCCAGATGGCTGATAGAGAGACACAGTTAAATAGTTTTTTGCAAATCCTGCATCTTGATACATTTCATACCCTTCTAGTGCCTGCTCAACATTATCAAAAGAGATTATTGATCTTACTGGAGACTCTCCATCTCTAGATACAGTTATCATGTAGTGACCGACTTTGCCCTCTTTGGCATTTTTAACATAATCGTTAACCATATCATCATGCGTCATATTTAATTCGCTCATCGTTTGCCAGTATTATCGTTTACATAAAGTTTTAAAGTTTTTGTTTCATGAGTTCCCAAAGTTTCACCTTTTTCGTTTACGGCATCTCTATACCAGTCTGTCCATTTTCCAGAAGAGTTCAAGACTTGTGCTGCCTCACCATAAGATATGTTGGCATTAGTTCTTGCTCTGTCTTCATCCTTATAATCAAGTATCTCTATGGCGCTATTGTTTAAGTTAGTCAAGGATATTGGAATTATGGTTGCTAAAGGAGTTCCAGACTTTATTGTTATTTTCTTATTTGCCGTTCTTGCCTTAATTGCTAAAGGAAGCGGATTGTCATAAAAAGAAGTACTAATTAAATTAGACATGGTTTCAAAGTCTTCACTAAAATAATTTACTGGGTTTATTGTAAGAATGCTGACATCAGAATCTGTTCTAAAAACTAGACCAGTACTGAGGCTAATTGAAGATTGTCCTCTTCCAGAGTATGCTCCCTGTGGTGCAGAAATAATTTCAATATGATCAGATGTTTGATCATTTACTCCATCCCAAATAAAAACAATATCTTCTTCACAATAAAGGCTCCAGCCAACGACGTTTGCCTGTGTTACTGGAAAACATCTGTATGCATGGTTTTCTGATGTAGCATCCATCCAGTCTCTTTTGATAGACATTGGAGCAATAGAAAAAGGATTTCCTTGCATCTTTTCAACTGAAATATTAAACATTACTCGTTATCCCACTTGGGATCATACATGTCTGGTGTATGATATTTCTTGCTGTAGTCTAGCATCGTAACAATAGAATACTTAGTTCCTGAATGAACTGGCATTGCCTGATGAGGATACATAAAGTTTGATGGGAAGATATAAAGATCTCCAGCCTCTGGCTTTATGTTTAAATTTTGTAATCTAAAATATAGTTCTCCACCCTCATAGTCATCATTAACATATGCAACAAGAGATACAGTACAGTTATAAGAGTATCCATGGTCGTGGTGTTCTTTAAAATGTTGGCCTGGGCCATACTTAATAAAATTAAATGCTTCCCAATACTTAAGAGGCATGATGTTGTGCTGTTTTCTATAGTCTTCAACTGCTTCATTTTGTGCATCATATATGTCTTGCCATAGGGACTGCAACTTTAAAGAATCTTCCCCTTTGTCCAACTCTATATCTGTTTTCTTAAACTTAAAGTCTACACAGTCTCTGTACTCTGGCATTAGTTGTTGGTATCCTACATATGCTGGCATCCAGTGATATCTTTTACCTTCTGGAGATAACTTTCCATACTCAGCAACTGATCCAAGTGTGTTCTCAAGCCTATTTATAACATCAAACTCTTTTTTAATAACACCCTTGTAGCAAAATATTCCATTGCCAAGGTCTTGCTTATCTGTCCATGTTTGCATCTTATAGTCCTTATCTATATTCTCGTCTTGACCAAACTTTGTTTTTATATACCCCGCCATCTGGCTGACGATAAAACTTTGCGTTATCTACCATTTTACCATACATAACAGATTGATCTAAAATGTCTATTTCGTGTTCCCAGTTTTCTCTTTTAAAAGGAAGAACCTGTAGGTATGGGGTTCCTGCTGGGATAGTTCCTTCCCATCCATCTGCAATAAAAAATGGAAAACTTCCAAGAAGATGCACCTTGTCACTGTCAACAATTCCAGTAGTGTTCATGAATGGAAGATCAAATCTATTCATTGGTGTCATAAACAAGGCACTGTAGCCTTCTGGCAACTCTAGACCCCAGTCAGAACTCCAAGCAAAATGATGTGTATAAAATCCTTTTGGATGTTCAAACTGTGGCATGGGAGGCCTCTGAGTACAAAAATCTTTGTACCTAGGGTCATCAATTTTTACATTAATTATTCCTTGAGAATTTTTGGTGAATGTTAAATCGCACGGAGTTCTAAAAACATAACCAGTTGAAAATGCATCCATAATTGCTGGACACGCTTTCCATGTAGGAATTTTTCCATAGTCATCTGAGGTTCCTTCTTTTGGAAAAGGACAAACCTCTTTTGTTGCTTTGTAATATTCACCATTTGGCATTTTTGCAAATCTATCTGCATCTTTATACCATTCTGGAATTTCTTTTTGTGTTGGAACTGGAACAGAAACACTTTCCTTGTTTAGCCATGGTCTAAATGATCTAAATATTGCAACTAGGGACACTACTTATGCCCTAGTTCATTAATATCTGTCATTACTACAACACAATACTTTGTTCCCTCTTTCATTGGTAATGATGCATGCTCATAAATATAGTTAGATGGACAAAGGACAATATCTCCTATTTTTGGAGTATGAGTGTATCCATCCATTCTTGGGAACCTGATCTCTCCGCCTTCATAATCTTCATTTATATAAATAACAGCAGAAACTGTACAGTTATACATCGGACCATGGTCTGCATGAATATTGAAGTGTGTTCCTTCACCCTCGTACTTAACAAAATTAAATGCCTCATAATATACTACGTTGATTCCCCAGTATCTTGCATAATCGTCAACGCAAAACTTTAATTTTTGATAAATCTCTTCATGAAGGTCAAGAAGTTCTGCATTGTGCTCGTCTCTTGGTCCTAGGTTTTCTTGCTTAAATCTAAAGTCTACAGCATCTCTAGCCTTTTTAATTGGAACATCTGAGTTAGTTACCTTTGCTTCTGACCACTTATACTTTCCATTACCGCCCAAATTAGACTCTAGAATCTTTATGTATCTTTCTGAATCTTCTTTTGAAAATACATTTCTGTATAGGTTAATTCCAAGTGCTGGATTTTCAACTAAAATATTATTACCAATGGTTTTTTCTGGATATCTGTTTGTTGCTGTTTCAGATCTATCTTTTGTAAACCATATATTTTCATTTTCGTCATACATCATAGTTACAAGCCTTTCGCTATTGTTAAATACTAAAGTTTAAAATTATATAAACCTTGAGCCGTCCCAGCCATGGGTTTCCCCTGCTGCTACAGCCTGGTCTTCTGGAACCTTGACCAAAATAACCTCGCCAGTAAACTTTTCAGACAGAAAATCTGAAAGAACTGATGTATTACTAATGGCAAAATTTGCTATTAAAACGTTCTCAGAAAGGAAAGAAAACTTCTTGTGATCATCCCAAATATCTACTGGTTCTGATCCTTCAGGAAGTTCTACTCCTCCTGAAAAAGATTCTCCATTCCAGACAGACTTAAACTTTGCATTATTTTTAAATGAAGTTGTTTCCATTCCAATAGGAGATGTTGGTTTCGCTAAAGCGTTCTCCACTAAAAGATTTTTTTCAGCATCCGCATATGGAAGCATTGTATGAATAACATCCCAAGATGTTTCATTTCTTTTTGATAAAACTGCGTACATAGTATCTCCTTTTTGTAACTATTAGTATATCATACACCTGATTGGGTGTGTATTGTTTTATACACACCCATCAAGTTTAGCAAGCACATGGGTAACATGGGCAGGCCCAGCAATAACTTGCACTACATCCTCCACCCACTCCGACACCTACACCTACACCTACGCCTACGCCTACACCTACTGATGGTGGTTGGAAGTAAGGGAAGTATGGTGGGAAGAATGGGAAGAATGGGAAGTAAGGGAAGAATGGTGGGAAGAATGGGAAGAATGGGAAGAATGGGAAGAACGGTGGGAAGAATGGGAAGAATGGGAAGAATGGGAAGAACGGTGGGAAGAATGGGAAGAATGGGAAGTAAGGGAAGAATGGTGGGAAGAATGGGAAGAATGGGAAGAATGGAAAGAATGGGAAAAATGGCGGGAAGAATGGAGGAGTAGTAACACTATTAGATGATGCAGATGTTACAGAAGTTCCATTAGCATTAACTGCCCGTACGGTATATGACTGTGCAGTATCTGCTTCTTGTGGAACAACTACAGATAATGATGATGTTGTTCCAGACTTTCCATCAGAAGATGCCCAAACATATGAAGTAATTGCTGAGCCACCATTATTTGGTGCAGTCCAAGAAACAGTATCGTTACCAACTGCAGTTGTTGCAGTCGGTGCGCTTGGTGTTGCTGGAACAGTTGTTACTGTAATTGATGCTGATGCACTAGATGCTGCTGATGTTCCAGAAGCATTTGTTGCAGTAACAGTGAATGTTGGTGTTGCAGAAGAAGCAATACCAGTTACAACAATAGGAGAAGATGCTCCAGTTGCTGATTGTCCAGTGCTTGCTGTAACTGTATAAGATGTTGCTGGAGGGGAACCCGCTGGCAATTCAAATGCTACAGAGCCTGCACCATTTCCAAATGCTCTACCTGTTCCTACGTTTGTAGCAACAACATTAATTGGTGGCTTTGGCTCCAAGAAGTCATTTGCTGCTTGGGACTTTTTACCTACTCTTTTATTTGCCATCTTTTAATTCCCCTTTTCTTATTACAATATTACTTAAGATCTCCGAAGACAACCCATGCATTTGCTGCTCTCTTTAGAAGAGTTGCAGATGACCATTGTCCACGTAGTGTTAATCCTGGTGTTGCGTTAACTGCTGTAGTTCCAGGTGTTGCTGCTGCGATTGAAACTGCCCCTGTACCTGTCTGAAGAATATCAATAGATGTTCCGATTGGAAAGTTTAGAGTTGCATCTGTTGGAATTGTAACTACTGCTGCTTGAGAAAATTCAATCATTGAATCTCTGTCTGTAAGTGCTCCAAGAGTATATCCTGCTGACTTTTGAGTAATTGTTGTAAGTGAAGGAACTCCAGCCTTTGTCTGTGTTCCGTCTGTAAATGCTACACCTGCTGCCGCAACTGTAACTGTTCCAGTAAATGTTGGATTTGCAAGTGGTGCCTTTAGACCAAGGTTTGTTGTAACTGTTGATGCAAAGTTTGCGTCATCACCAAGGGCTGCTGCAAGTTCATCAAGTGTGTTGAGTGCTGCTGGTGCAGATGCAATTACTGCATTTACTTGTGCTGTTGCATCTGCAATTGCTTCTGACTTAGCAGTTGCAATTGCTGAAGCCTGTGCTGTTGATACTGGCTTATTTGCATCTGAAGTATTGTCAACATTTCCAAGACCTACTGAAGACTTTGTGAGTGCTGCTACTGCAGTTGAAATCTTTGTGTCTGCGTTGTTTCCTGCTGTTACAACTGCTGCATCTGCTTTAGTTGTTGCATCTGCTGCTGCTGTTGCAACGGCATCTGTCTCTGCTTGATCAGCATATGTCTTAGTTGCAATTGTTCCATCGATATCAAATCTTTGGTCAGACTGATTCCAGTCAATACCAGTTCCTGCAAGTGATGACTGATCTACTGTTGCTCCTTCTAGAGCAGTTGCAAGATCTGCAGTTGTTACAAGAAGAGATGTGTCTGCAATTCCGTGTACGCTTGTTGTTAATCCTGCGTGTGTTCCAAGATCTCCAGAAACTACAGAAACTGCTCCTGCAAGATCTGAGTCAGTAACTAGTACTGATGTATCTGGTATTCCGTGTACGTTTGTTGTAAGACCATTGTGAATACTAATGCTATCTGTCAAAGCGTCTGCAAGAATTGAGTCTGTCACAAGAAGAGATGTGTCTGCAATTCCATGAACATTCTGTGATATGTTTGCGTGGTCACTTAGGTTTGTTAAAGATGCCTTTAGTGCAAGACTATTTGTAATTGTTGATGCAAAGTTTGCATCGTCACCTAGTGCTGCTGCTAGTTCATCCAATGTGTCAAGTAACCCTGGTGCGCCTGCTACCAAGTTGTTTACCTTTGTCTGAACAAATTCTGTTGTTGCAATCTGTGTTGTGTTTGTTGTTGAGGCTGCTGTTGGTGCTGTTGGTACACCAGTAAGTGCTGGTGAGGCTAGAGGAGCCTTTGTTGCAAGATTATTTGTTATAGTTGTAAAGAACTCTGGGTCATCGCCAATTGCTGCTGCTAACTCGTTTAGAGTATTTAGTGCTCCTGGTGCGCCATCAAGTATGGCTGCTAGTTCTGCTGCATTAGCAAAATACTGTAGGTTACCCCATGTAGAGGAACCGTTACCCATCTTAAACTTACTTGTATCAGTTTCAAAACCGATTTCACCTGCTGCTAGAATTGGGTTTGCAGCCGTCCATTGTGCTGCAGTACCTCTGCGCTGTTGCATTCTTGTTGCCATTTATATTCTCCTTATGGGGGCTGCCCATTAACTTATCTTATTATAACCCCTGTTTTAATTGAAGTTATCTACTACACTACCGCCATCGAATACAACTGTCCACTCTGTTGTAGAGGGTCCACCTGCATCCAAACCTACACCCAATGGGCTGTTGAATGATCCACCTTCATAGAACTGAGATACTATGAAACCAGTTCCATCAATTGCGGTATCGTGAATGTGCTGTGGCAAGTTATTTGTATCATCGATAGTTGCTTGGGTATACCAAGAACCTTCGTAATAGAAATTAACTCTATTTGTTAGAGTGTCTAACCACATTGTTCCATTAGTTGGTGAAGAAGGAGCAGTTGAGCCAACAGCCATTGATCGGTTATCGACATACTCCTTAGTTGCTGCATGGGCATTAAGAGTTGGGGCTCCTACTGTTACTGCATCTCCGAATGTACCGCCGTTTGCTACGACTAACCCATTCTTGACCTTGAAGTCTTTATCGACTGTTGCCATTTACTACTCCCTCTTCCAACTATTTTTATTTTTTATTAAACTAGAAGTGTTCCCATAACAGTAACTGTTGAGTTATTGTTTGTGGTTGTTACCTGTAGTTGTACGTTTGCTCCTGAAATACCTGCTGAAATTGATGACGCTGAGCCATTTGTTCCAACAATTCCGTATTCAGTGATTGCAATGTTATCTGAAGAGTCAAGTGTCAAAAGGACCTTTGATATTTCAGTATGTGTTCCGTAGGCAACCTTTACAAGGTATTCTGCTGAACGGTAGTCAGCCTTTGCGAAGGCGTGTGCTACTTGGATTCCTGCTGTTGGTGCTGAAAGTGTTGCTGCGACCTGCTTAGCAACTGAGTTTAACTCAACTGAAGTAAATGAACGATTTGTTCCATCTACTGCAGTACGAGCACGAGCATCTGTAAAGTAAAGGTTTGTACCTTCTGCAAGATCAGTTGTTGTAGAATCTGCTACACCGTTTTCTGCGGTAATAGTAAGTCCTGCACCTGTTCCTGTGATTGTAATGTTTGTAAGTGTTGCACCAGTTAAAAGTTGTGCTGCTGAAGTCTTAGCACGAGCATCTGTGAAGTACTGTGCTGTTCCTTCTGCTACATCAGATGTTGTAAGAGCATCTGCGTGTGCGATGGCTGCTGCTTGTGCAGCGTTAGCCTTAGATGTTGCATCTGCTGAAGCAGTTGCTTCTGCTGCAGCCTGTGCAGCGTTAGCCTTAGATGTTGCATCTGCTGAGGCTGTAGCCTCTGCTGCAGCCTGTGCTGCATTAGCCTTTGAGGTAGCATCTGATGATGCTGTTGAAATTGCATTTGATTCTGCTGAATCAACATATGCCTTTGTTGCTGCATGTAGGTTGCTTGTTGGTGCACCTGAAAGTGTCAAAGCACCTGTCATTGTGTCGCCAGCCTTTGAAACCTTTGTTCCTACTGATGTAGCAAGGTCTGCTGCATAGTTTGGATTATCTCCAATTGCTGCTGCCAACTCATTGAGTGTATCAAGAAGTGCTGGTGCTGAATCTACAAGTGCTGCAATTTCAGTGTCTGTGTAAGCCTTAGCATCTACCTCTGCTTGGTCAGCGTATGCCTCGTAAGCAGTTGTGATTGCAGTTTCACGAGTGTCTGTGTAAGCCTCTGCTGCTGTCTGAGCAACGCTAATTTCTGTTGCTGTCTTGTATGCTGACCAAACCTCTGTTGAAAGGTTTGATGCATCATTGATCAAGTCATCTGCGTAGTCTTTAGCATCTTGCTCTGCTGTGTCAGCATATGACTGGTAAGCAGTTGTAATTGCTGTCTCACGAGTATCTGTATATGCTTTAGCATCTACTTCTGCTTGATCAGCGTATGCTTCGTAAGCAGTTGTAATTGCTGCTTCTCTTCCATCTGTGTAAGAGTTTGCTGCTGCTTGTGCTGCGTCTGCTGAACCTACTTCATCATAATAAGCATCTACCACTGTACGATCAAGTGAAAGTTCTCCACCTGCTGAAACATCAAACTGGTTTGATACTGACTTGACTAGTGTTTCTCCACCAATCAAATCAAGAATGTATTGATCTCCTGCATTTTCTGTAAGAATTACCTCACCGTTGATTGTACCTTGTAGGCCTTCAACGACGAGTCCACTCTTAATCTTAAAATCTTTATTTACTGTTGCCATTTTTTATATCTCCTTTTATTATGCCTTAAGTCCAATTCGTGCGAAACGAACTGTGACTGGCTTGATCGCTTGGTCTGGAGTGACTGTTAAGGCCACGGTATTTCCAGTGCGAGAGACATTAATGGTGCCAATATTCCCATCATTGTCGATTGTTCCGTATTCGCTGACATTTACATTTGTACCGTCAACGAGAATTGTAAGTTCGGTTGCATAGAACTTGTTGTCCCCTGCTGTGGTCTTTGATATTGAAACAATATACTTGACCATTCGCCAAACTGTAGCGTCAAAGTTATCAACAACAGTTACGTTCTCAATACCAGTGATTGTGTTTTCATTGTTACCTGCTGAACCCAAGTCTGTTGCTTGAGCGGAAGCGGTATCGATTAAATCTTCATAGTTTTCTTGAGTAGGTCTATCTCCTGTTTGGAATAGAGCCTTAACTGATGGAATTGATACTTTGGCCATGTAGTGATTATATCATCCCTTTTAATAGTACTATTAAAGAATATAGTTACTATAACCAATAACTTGAAGAGGAATTGGAGGTGGATTTGTTTTAGAGTATCCAAACACACTTACATTTATAAACTGAACTCTAAACGGCAAAACCTCTTGAACCCTAGCCTTTGGCTGGAAGTGATCGATCTTTATTCTTTTGACATCAAGATCTTGAATCTGTGTATGAGCAAGCCTATGGGTTGTTCTGTAAAATTCTTGTGATAATGGGGTTAGGTTTGTTGGCATTACTGAGTTACATCTTCAAGGATAACCATTGACCCTTTGGCTACCGTCCAAACTCTGCCTTCTGATAGAAGTTCTGTGAGTTGGATGTCGAAGATATCTCCTGTCTCAAGAAGTTCTGATTGAGAGGATGTAAGGTTTACAGTAAAACTTCCTTCTGTGTCCTGAAACTCAATTGGCTCAGGGGATAAAGAAACAACAACCTCATCAGTTGAAGGACGATAAATATCCATAGCAACTTCCCAATCATCAAGAAGAAGTGGCTCTCTAGCATCATTGGTTACATAAACACGAAATGCTGCA